CATTATTCAAAGCTATATTATGCGGAACATGAAAAATACAGTCAGGACGGCACTCATTATTAATGAGTGGACAAAATGTAAGTTTATTCATTGGCATTTGCTTTCCTTTCTACATACTCAGACATGGCAGTGTCCTGTAACTCAAGAATAGGAGAGCGGATAAGAAAAGTCAATAAAAGAAAGCGAGGAAAAATAAAATGTTAACTAATATTGAAACAGAAAGAGTTCGAAAAGGGCTGACGCAGGAGCAGATTGCTTCGCAATTAGGAGTATCTCACAAAACATATTACAACTGGATTAATGAAAAGAAAGATATTCCAAGCCAAAAGTTGAAAAAGATGTCTCAAATGTTCAAAACGAACATGGAGTACTTGTTGGGAGAAGAGCAGAAAAGGGTTTTATATCTTTGTGATGGAAATGTTCCAACCTGCAAGAAAAATACATGTTACAAAAATCCAAAGAGAAAGGGTGATTGTCCACCATGTACTTATACAAAAGATGTGGCACATGCTTTAAATTTTCACAAAACATCGGAGCATGTACATGCAGCATATTATGAGAATGGCCAGCCGGAATAAGGCGGCTGGCCAAAAACTCATTTGAACTGTGCCAGGAACTCAAGGACACTCTTAAGACCATTTTTAAATTTGTTTTCCATGTAAATGATTGTCTTATCGGTGAGCTTGATCTCATTGGCAAGATCTTCGCCAGGTTCGCAAGTGATGTATCCGGCAGAAGCAAGTGACCAGCAAAGAGAAGATACATGATCAGAATCAGAGTCGGGACAGAAATGATCCATAACTACATCTGAATTAGCAAAGTAATTTGCTTCGTCAAAGGATACAGCGGGCTGACGGCTTAAAACTTCTTTGTACATAGAGGTAAGAAGTTTCTGCTGTTCCCTGGTTAAATCATCCATAGTGATTCCTCCTTTCTATTTAGGGTAGGGAAATCTTAACACAGTATGAAATAAATTACCATAGAAAGGAAAAAAGTAGAGATATATCGACAGAAAACGAGGTGAGAGAATGAAGCTACAAACAATTTCATTAGTAATTTCAATAATCGCATTAGTTTTGGCTATAGCGAAAGCTGCTGGTTAAAAGTGATGGGAAGAAAAGGATGGTGTAAAGATGGAACATATAAAAATCGTATGCAAAATACCTCATGAGATAGCACTGCAGGATGGCTTCTTGAGCAAACTCATTAGAAAAATGGAGAGACAGGTGAAAAACACCAGAAAGAGCCCTCATATGACAATCGAAATCACATGGGGGCAGCAGGATCAATCAGAGGTTATTTCAAATGTACCGATTACGGATTTATCAATGGAATAATAAGAAAGCAGGATGCGAAAAATGAACACAGGAAAAATATTGACAACTGAAGCTGCTGCAATTCTCAACACGTCCCCGCAGTTTGTACGTGTTGCGATGCAGCAGGGAAAACTGCCGATTGGAATAGCGATTAAGATGTCCACCAAGTGGACTTATAACATCTCTGGAAAGCTTCTGACAGAATACAGCGGAAAAGATGTTGAAAAAGAGCTGGAACAGAAAAAAGAAAGTTATGTAAACTAAAGAAAAGAGCCGATGCAAGGGGTGCATCGACTCAGGTCCATATGTAATCAACCAATTACATAATATCATTGGGCCACTAAAAAGTCAAGAATGTAAGAAAAATCAGGGGTGAAATTCCCCTGTTTAGTACTCGATTAAGATATTAAACTTAGGAGCCTTTTGGTATGAAAACAAAGCGTAAAATCTGGTATCTGCAGAAGAAGGATATCCTGTATGTGGAAGAGAATCATGATGGCAAGTATGGAGCTAAGGGGAAGGAGAGACTGCCTAAGAGAAAGCTC